ATCATTTACCGATAAGTTAATGATATGGTCTAGAATAAATGTAGAATAACCAGATTCTTCTAAGGAAGTCGCTAATCTATATGGTCCAAGAGATTTTTGAAAGCTAGCGAAAACTGGAGGAACATAAGTGCCTCCAGTTAAAATAATACAATTAGCCATTCTTAGCGTCTTCTAGGATCTGAAGCAACTCTTCTTTAGTAAATACCCAAACACGACCACGGAAACAGGTAACATCTGCATCCATATCTTTCTTCTTGGTGAATGACATCTTCTTTACGATATCACGTGCAGCATTCTTAGTTAGGTTTTCTTTAATATGCTCAGCATAGTCAGGAGAGGTTTCCTGAATCTTTAACATCTCATGCTCAGTAACCTTATGTTCAACTACGATCTGATTCAGAATGTACTTATCGAGAACATCTTCTGGATCGACTCGGCTAGCACCAATAGTATTATTAGTTCCAGTCATAACAGTGGCACTACCAATCCCTGTGATTGTAGTCAATCCTTGACCAGTAAATACCTTCAGGTCATCATCTTCCATAACAACATCACCTATTTTCATACAAAAGCCTCCAATCCTACCATCGCTGGTTCTTCATCATCAAACATCCATTCAAGATTCTCCAACTTACCTGTGCGAATAAAGTTGGGGAATCTTTCCTTATCAATACCTTGTTTATGGTCTAGTCTCAAGTCAATAGTTTCATTTCTTGATTGCCATAAAACATCCCAATCAATACCATACCAACCATCTTGTTCTGCCTGCATAATTTCTTCAGCCTGACGATCAAGATAGTATCCAAGATAACGACCATGCTTCTCACGGAAAATCTTCTTGAAGGAACATAGACAGGTTTCCATTGTAAAGAAGTCTACTTGTCCAGCCACTTCTGGAAATCTATGTCGTACTTCTTCGAGAATGTCTCTGCTGTGCGCCTCAAGTCTTGCATACTCCACAGCAGAGAGTTTTCTATCCATATCGTGCTCTTGTGCAAGGGCATAAAGAAGTCCATTACGATGAGAGCGAGAGCCATCATAATCGTCCAGCATAAGACCAGTGGGCTCAATAACAATATTAGCAGTGTGCTTAAGATGCTGCATATAGAACCAAGTGCTATAACGCCCGAATTTATGAAGGCTATTCTTAAGCACTCCCCACAGGTTTGTAAAGTTTTCCTCAGCTGTGTTTCCATAATATGATTCCAATACCTCACGTTGAGTTCTGTCGCCGATAAATTGCTGATAAGAAGCGAACATCGATGGGAGATGCCCCTTGTTCCACTTAGTATCTGTCTGATAACGCAGTCTTTTATAGTTAGTAGTATTCCACTGAGTGATACGATCTACAGTAGCCAACTCAAAGTCTGGGAATTCGTTCTTAAGTACCCATGCAGTTGGTAGCTGGTAGGTGTTACCGTATAACCATGCGAACCAAATACGCTCTTCGTCGTTGTGAGCGTAACGATTGTGCAGATAATTCGTACACCAAACTGCTGGATCGCAGTCATCGTACTTTAACGACCATGCGTACCAACGAATAAATGCTTCACGTCTGTTTTGTTCTAAACGATAATCCATTATTAATCAATACAAGTCAAAAACTACATTAAACGGAGCACTAATTCTAGGTTCGATGCATGAGGAATGTTCAACCTCATGTTCTAACCATGAAGGAAATAGAGTGAATAAACCAACACTAGGTTTGATTCTAAATCTTCCCATATATGAACCACCACTTAAATCTAAAACATTAAATACTGGTTTAGGGTCGATAAAACAAAAATCTCCAGAACCTTCTGGAGTTGAAAGGTAAAACACACCAGAAAGATGGCAGTTTGGGTGAGAATGTCTTGCGTGACAGTCATTCTGTCTTATATCATTAAAAAATATATTAATATCTTTAATTGGGTGTGGCGGGAATTTGTTTAGTTCCAACCATTCAGAAGAAGAATTTCTAATAACATCACAAAAATTTTTTAATCTAGGATCTACTAAATCATTAGCTGGATGACCATATGTAGTTTTGTATGGCCAGTGTTTAAATATCTTATTATCATCAGAAAGATATTCTTTAGCTAGTTCTAGTGTTTCATTCACTAAATTAGATTGATCAGAATGTCCAACAATAGTTGGAAATAATGGGGAAAACTGCATTATAAAAATTCCTCTAAAGATGGTTGTTCCATTAGTGCGTCTCTAAGCCACGCCTTACCGACTGCATCGATAGCAGCCTGTGTTTTAGCTTTCTTCTTATCTCCCCACTTGTAGGATTCTAATCCTTCTTTTCTAAACTGCTCTCTTGCTTTATATGGAGGGAGTGCTTGGAATGGGTAAACGATGGCGTTGTTTCTGTATGCAATTTGCTCCACTCTCGTAGGAAATAGTGGTTGGTCAGATCTGAGAGAGCCAGTTGGATCGACTGCCCAGAAGATGAGACCATTTTTATTGTGCCATGTAACGGAAGATGGAGTGCATGAGATTTTAAGTCGTTGGGTCTTTCGTTCTTCGACTGCATATTTGATCCACGTATCCCAGCATTTCGAGGCATAGCCTTTTCCTTCTTTTCCCTCAAGTGTTACAATCTCGTAGAGGTTAGCATAACCATCTCGATTAAACGTGGCGAAGATTAAGCATACAACTTCACCATTGTCTTCATAAGCCATTGGTGGAGCTTTCTCATAATTCTTAAATCGATACCACAATGAATGCGCAGCCGATAAGAACTTAGTGTTCTTACCAGCTGGACTGTTTTTGATAAGGTCTTCGACCTTAGTTGAATTAACGAATAGCATGTTGGTAATCTACAGCGTCAGCAATTTCTACTTTTTCGATAGTCATAGCCAAAGAGTCATCAAATGTAATGTAATGGTTCATCATAACTTCAATCGCCTGACCGATACCAGCACGTTGTGCAATATCGGCAGTAGAAGTAATTATACTACCATTCGGTACATTTGTCAAGTATAATGGACGCTTACCGTTGCGATAGAAACGCAACTTACGATTCTTATAAAGCTCAACTACACCCATTGACATATTGGAAAACTCTCGCAATGGATCATTAGAATGTAAGACTAACTCGCTATCATTCTTAGTAATGCAATCATAACCATATAACTCTTTCCAGTTCTCTGGAAGTTCTTGCGTAATCACACCATTATGTACAATAGATTTACCACTGCAAAACATTGGTTGATTAAACTCTAAATCACTAGTTGAATAACGACAGTGACCAATCATATAAAGGTTACCATCAGATGCAACCATATCTCTAAGATTGTCATCGTGTAGATGTTTCTGTACAAACTGATCCGCTGGGATTGGTTCTTTGATAGTCTCAATACCAGTAGACCATTTTGGAAGAAATGAAATGCCAGTTGCATGCATTCCTCGAATCTTAGACTCGACAAAGACATTACGGAGTAAAGCAAAGTCCTGCTTAGTGGGTTCAAGCAGGATTGCGCCAATGACTGCACACATTAGAAGAAACTTTCTAAGTCATTAGACTTGATAGACTCTGGGTGATACTTGTGTAGTGTTTCAGTGCCAAGTTTCTTTTCCAAGTAGTCATACCACTCTTGGTCATCCCACATACCTTGGCTCACACCATTCCATAAGTGACGTGGTGAACCATCTTCGTTCTTATGACCTGGATGTTCTTTGTTAGTGCGACGGGATTCAACATACTCATAACGGCAGTCTTCATACTCTTTGCTACCCAACTCAAGCATCTTCTCACGGAAATAGCAAACTAATGAAACTCGTTCTGCTTGTTCATCACCCAAAACGATTGGTGTATTACCATGCATAACTTCGTGGTTGTTAATCAACAACAAATCTCCAGGTCTTACATTAACCGCAATACGATACTCAGGTGCAATGAGATAACCACCAGTGTAATTACCATTGTTAGAAAGAACCAGCAGGTTAGATAAACCAGATGACAAATCACCAGCATCGTAATGCGCAGCTGTACGGAAAGTCTTGTTCACTGTGATTGTGGTGAATGGAGTCCCTGGAACTAAGAAGCCTTGATCAATTTTCTTAGCTGCTTCCATCTGGTTATTGTAACGCCATGGGAGCAAGTCCTTGAAACCCTTAGCAAGAGTCTGCAGGAATGGGAATGCCATCGCAAACTTCTCAGGTTCACGCTGAGTGTAAGATGTCGCACGACCATAAGGGATACGTGGATAACGATCGAACCAACCAGCGATGCCAGAGAATACACCATTGGCGTATGTAGTAGCGCAAACATATTTCTTAACGATACGATTGACTTCTGCTTTCATTTTATCTTCAGGAAGATTCTTGGTGGCATCAACCCATGTTTCGAAGTCGAAGCCATCTTTCTTAACTGCTTGAATACCCCAAACATTGTTACGTGTAGATGGTTGTTCTTTCTTACCTTTGTGCAGTGCACGAATATCTTCTACAGGATCGTCACCGAACAAATTAGCAGATGGGTTAGAGAAGTAGTCGATAATGTCAGACTCATACTCAGTAACCCACTCACGATTACCAAGTTTTTCTCCACGTGGACCTGCAGCCATACCACGATTCTGGGTTTCTACTGCAGCTTCACGAAGACCTGCATATGCAGCATCTTGCTCTTCTTGACTAAAGTAGTTCTTGCGGAACTTGAAGATGATACGACGCTCATCTGCACCACTCGCACAGCTAGAGCAATCATTTGGGACATCACAATCAGCTTGAGTTGCTAGGTCACAGTTCGGTGGTGCATATGCATCACAATCTTCTTCGATAAGAAGATCGTAGTGCGACTCGTCCAAAAACTGACCTTCCAGATGTTTACAATCATGTTTCTTATCTGCTACAATTACCCTAACCATTTCTTTCTCCTTAAAACTTAAATCCTTCAAAATTCTTTTCAGCTTTAGCACGTCTTCCGAAATCACTCTTGTCAAACAAAGGAGTGTCGTCTTCTTGTCCAGAGTCTGACAACCCTACCTGAGCAGACGCTTCAACATCATACAACTTCATCTTAGCTCTATCGATACCGACTACAAATCTCTTATAGAAACTTGGGTCATTATATCGATTCTTAAGTTGCTTGACGATAATCTGATTCAGTGCTTCTAGTTCTTCATTGCTGACTAATGCAAACATAAAGTCAGCAGTGGCTGGCAAACCAAAAGATTCTGATGTATCTTCTAGTCCTGGATCGCTATTAGTATAACCACTTCGTGTGGTTTGCGTAGCTGATACGATTGGGACATTATATTCTACCGCAAGTCCACGCAACTCTTCTGCGATTGCCTTAATATATGTATAAGAGTTAATTGAGCCACCCTGCTTCATGCGCTGGCTTGCGCAGATATTCAGATAGTCGATCATGATAATATCTGGAATAAATTCCTTCTTCATCTTCAACTCTTCCAACAATGCACGGAAGTGTCCAGAATGAGCACCAGCAGTTGGATACTCTTTAATGATAAGTTTACCTTGAGTCTTTTTCGTAATCTTGTCGATACGAGATTCGTAGATATCCTTATCAATGACCTTCAACTCGTCCATGGTTAGGTTCAATAGATTGGCGTCAATTCGTTCAGCGATCCGTTCTTCTGCCATTTCCATTGTTATGTATAAGACATTTTTTCCCTGTGTTAAACAACCTGCAGCCACATGACACATGAACAAAGATTTACCAACACCTGTACCAGCAAGTGCGATGTTTAGGGTTTTCTTACTCAATCCACCTTTGGTGATCTTGTTAAACATCTCAAGATCGAAAGCGATCTTCTCTTCAACTCGATGATAAAATTCATAACGACTTGTATGGTCATCGAGGTAATCATGACCAATATGGTTATCGAAAGAAACAGCGAGAGCATCGCTAAGAATAGAGGGAAGAGCATCAGTTGTGTACTGCTTTTCTTTCCCATCAATAATTTGTATCGATTTAAGAATTGCATTATAGAGTGCCCTATCTTTACAAAACTTTTCTGTGTTCTCTATCATCCATTGTTCGTTAGTTGGAACATCGGTTAGAGTTTCTATAAATGAATTAACCTCAACATGCTCTTTGTCGTTGAGGTCTTTTCTATTACCAATCTCAATCGAAAGGATGTCCTTCGTGATTGGTTTGTTATACTTCGCAAAGAATTCGGAAATCACTGAAGCGACTACTGCTTCTTTTCTATCAGAAAAGTATTCACGCTTAATGAATGGAATTACTTTGCGGCAGTATTGCTCATCATAAATCAGTCGGCTCAGAATCTGTTGTTCTATTCTCATCAATCCCACCAGTGTATACTACTTCATTCTTCATAAGTTGTTCGACCATAATCAACTGTAACAATTCTCCAAGATGCTTTTCTAGTTCTGACTGAACATAGGAAACACCTGCAGCTTCATGAACATCATATTCAAATTTTAGCTTTAGGTGGTCACCCACTTCATCAAAACTAACAGCGCCATAAGAGAATATTATACCCTTGTATGGTCCTTCTGTCAACTTAATTCGATCATTCTCACCCTTCGTGCTTTGTAATAAAACGAAGGGTGGTTTAGCTAGATGCTCGCTCATTAGCCACCTCGACCAGAAGCACGTTTAACAGGTTTAGCTGCAATACGATTTACAGCAGCATTCACTTGTTTAGATGCTTCTTTGCGACCAAATCCTCTTTGCTCTAAAGACTTCTTAGCTTTTTTCTTTGCACGTTTGAGAAGTTTCTTAGCTTCCCACTCTTGCTTAAATTGTGATGGCTCACTCATCTTCAAACTCCAATTCTTCTAGTGCTTTGTCAAGTTCATCAGACTGAACCATAGAAACATTACCAACAGAATACTTGGTCTTAACGAAATCGTAAAACTCTTTGTTAGTCAAGATTGACATCCAGAATTCTTTAGTCTCAGTATCTTTGATTCGATACTTCTTGTCTTCAACGACTCCGTCTTCATCTACCTTTGAATACCAACCATTGCTAGGCTTGACAACATGTCCTGACTCGAGTGCAAGATCCAGTAAACCGCTCCACTTGCTAATACCACCATCAAAAGATACGCTAACAGGAATCTTAGATTTTTCTTTAACATAACGAGATTTTTCAACATTGATAATAAAATTGTAGCCAGTAACTTCTGTTCCATCCTTCTCTTGCTGACGACCCAAGATGAAGATGTTATCTGCTGAATAATAAGAACCAGTTCCGCCACCAACGATATCCTTTGGATACAAACCAATCTCTTTATATGTATGGTTCACTACAACCATAGGAATATCTTTCAGAGTCAGGTGTGGGGTTACCATACGGAATAGAGACTTCATTTGTTTCGCACGAGACATATCAGCAACAGACTTACCATCTAACGCATCCTCAACTTCTTTCTTAGAAGCCAAGTTACCGATGGAGTCAACTACAATCATCAAACGCTCACCACGTTCTACATTTTGTAGTTGCTGCATGATGTCGAACTTCAACTGTTCCACATCAGTAATAGGAGTATGCAAAACACGATCGGTATCGATGCCAAAAGCATCAAAGTAAGATTGCGGAGTGCCGAACTCAGAGTCGTAAAAAAGTAACGCAGCATCTTCATATTTGTCCAAATAAGATTTAGCCATTAGTAGGCTGAATGCTGTTTTGAAGTGCTTGGATGGACCAGCCCACATAGTCAATCCAGGTGTAAGACCACCATCAAGACGACCAGACAAAGCCACATTAATGACTGGGATGCTAGTCGGAATCATATCCTTCTTAGTGAAGAATTTAGAACTCGCAAGAACAGCAGAGTCTTTGATCGTACTGTTCTTTTTAATTTTATCAAGAATACCCATAGTGATCCTTAAACAGATTTATACATTGCAGACATTGCAGTGAATTGTTGTTTCCAACCCCACTCATCCAAGACCAACTGATTGAAGATGTGTTCTTCAACTTCGATAACATCTTCAACAGACAACTCAAGCATACGAATTGCACGAGTATAGTTGTCTTCATATGACTGAGGTGCATCAATTCGATTTTTCATCTTACGGATCTCAGCCAAGTCGCCAGTGTTCGCCAACTTTAGATTAGCCTTAGCCAGCTTGATAACAGCAGCCTTATAATCAATTACAGATTCTTCATACTGTGCTACATGCTTCTTCTGATTGTCTTTAACAATCTTCAGAAGTTCTTTACGATTCATTTTAACGCTGTTCATAAC